TGTACATCGGAGGCGCGCCTGTGGCATCTCATCGAAATCAGCGGCGATCCCGATGACCCGCAGAGATCCACGCGCGTATCGGCACAATGGGCCAGGGAGCAAATCGAGAAATATGGGCGCGAAAACCCGTGGGTGTTGGTCAATGTCTTTGGCAAATTCCCGCCGTCAAGCCTAAACGTGTTGATCGGCCCTGACGAGGTGTCGGAGGCCATGAAGCGGCTCTATCGCGAGCATGAAATTGGGCAATCGGCGCGCGTGCTTGGCATCGACGTGGCTAGGTTCGGCGATGATGAGAGCGTGATCTGTTCCAGACAGGGGCTTCAGACCTTCCCTTTTGTCTCGTATCGCAATCTTGACTCGACGCAAGGAGCCGGGCACGCCGCGCGTAAATGGGGCGAGTGGGCTGCGGATGCTTGCTTCATCGATGCGACGGGAGGATTTGGGGCCGGCTGGCTAGATCAACTGCGCTTGCTCGGCCGGGCTCCTGTCGGGGTGCAATTTGCAGCCGACCCTTGGGACAAAACCAAATACGCCAATAAGCGGGCCGAGATGTATTTCGATATGATCGCGTGGATCAAGCGCGGCGGCGCGCTCCCGCAGAGCAAGGAGCTTCTTGCGGAGCTTACAACCACGACATACAGCTTCAAGGGCGATAAATTCATTCTGGAACCAAAAGAGGACATCAAGGCGCGGCTCGGGCGCAGTCCTGATTATGCCGACGCTCTGTGTCTCACATTTGCCGCCCCAGTTTATCCGATGTCGGCGATGGACCGTCTTGTAGCCCAGCGCGGGATCAAGCCCCGTCAGTATGATGCGGCGGCGCGGATTTGGGGTACATCGATTGAAAAGAGGATGTGATGGCCCCCCAAGGGATTTTCGTTCGCACTGCATTGAGCGCAGACGATATGGAATGGCTGCGCGCGGAGAGCGATAAGCTCGGGATCACGCCAGGGCAGTTCATCCGCGTAATCGTGCGGCACATGCGGGAGAGCGGTGCGATCGCGCGGTTCGATATCAATCTACGAGTTCCCAAGGTGCGCGGGCGTAGCCCAACGTATGAGGAGCTTGTGCGTATGGACGACGCCGAAACGTCAGCTCGCTATTTTCAGCCTGAGGCTCCTACCTTGCCTCACCATTCACTTGAACCAGCGAATGAACCAGCGAACGAACCAGAGAATACGATGGTTGTCCCTCTGAAGGCCCCTGTGAATAAGCCGGAGGGCGCGGCAGGGGAGAGGAGATCGACATGGCGAGGGAATCGGTCATGAACGAGGCATGGGGCGGCGAGCAAACGCACTATGCGTACTGGCAGTATCATGCGTGGTGGTATCATCCGAGAGGGTGGCAGGTAGTCGCGCGAGAATGCATGTCCGAGATGCATGGCATCCCTGCAATCTCTGTTCAGTTCTATCCCCGGTTCAATAACTGGCGCGGGCAACGATGAAGATTGAGGAGATTGAGGTCACTCCTGAGATGATCGATGCGGGAATGCACGAATATGCTACCCGCTGGATTGGCCTTCGCGATGCGGATGACGAAATCGCTAAAGAGATGCTGGAGGCGGCTTACCGGGCAATGTTTCGATTGATGCCTGTTTCAGAATCTCAACCTCGGTAGTCAATTCTTGGAGTCTCTTCTAAATGGGAATTCGATCTTCCGATACACCTACTGACCATCTCTACATGAACGCTTTGAATGGATGCGTGCAGGTAAGTTCCCCCGCTGGCAATGCCACTATTGCCCTCATTGTGGAGAGGGGCACTTTATATGGGGGCGTCCTTCTTTCGCCGTCTCAAGCGCAAAAACTTGCGCGCTTTCTGCTTAGGGGTATGCGGGTTCACGACCGATGAAAATCGTCGTTCTCACCATGATAAGCGGTCTTGACGTGATAGGCGAACTGGAGTCCGGGCCAAGAGACACGGATGTTCTAAAGCTGGGATTTCCGTGTGTGATCCAAATGCCAAAGCCGAATACCGTTGGCATTCATCCATTGTTGCGCGGGTCGCCGGTTTATGCGGGCACCTATGTGATGATCAACATGCGTAATGTGATGTGGATTAATGACCCGGCAGATGCGCTTCGGAAGGCTTATCAGGCGAGCCGAGCGGGGCTGGCAATCCCGGAAAAGTTTCCCGTAGAAGTGAACGGGTAAGCCCAAGGAATCCGAACTAAAGGATACATAAAATGGGTAGTGGACCCGCTCCAGTTCCGCCGATCGTGCAACCGCCGCCGCCTCCTCCGACGCCTCCAACCGCCGCTGACCCGTCAGTTCAAGCGGTCGGACAGGCTCAGCGCGCGAGGTTGGCCTCGGCATACGGCATGGGCTTCGACGATACGCTGCTTACGACTGGCTTCCAAAACATAAGCCCCACGAAAACGCCCGGCGGGTTATCGACGCTGACGGGGCAATAGCTACCGAGTCGACTTAGGATCGTCGTTACAAAGGGCGTGAATTCTATCGTCAGCGAGCACGTTGTCGACTACTCTTCCGAGCCATGCCTCGACCTCAATCTTCTCGATCTCGGTTAGCGGCTTACGGGTCTGGAATGTGATTTTCCGGTTGCCGATGAAGACAGTCGCGGATGCTGTGATATCGTCTAATGGCTGCGTCATCCCCTCATTGTAAAGAGATCGCAAAGTGACGCAAGCAATAAATGAGACGACCGAGCCGTGAACAAGCCCGTTCGTGTCGAGAAATCCACGGCCGGATATGAAACCCAAGGGCCGGCGTTCCTTGCCGACATGCCGCCGATTGCGTCTCGCGAGCCGCCGGTCGACGAAGACTGGCCGGAGGTATGGGGCTATTTCGAGCAGCGGCTGGGTTCTCTGAAAAACTGGCGGCTGTCGTGGTGGGCGCATTGGGCAGAACTCGCGGAGACCCTTCTGCCGCGCAGATACAAGTGGCTCATTACCCCGAACACCATGACGCGGGGGATGCCGATCAATCAAAACATCTTGGATGGAAGCGGGACGCAAGCCATGCGGGTTTGCGTTGCCGGCATTCATACTGGCGTAGTCTCCCAGAGCCGGCCCTGGTACGCAATAACCGCGCGTTTGCCGGAGGGGGTTGAGTTGCCTGCGGATGGGCAGGCATGGTTTGATCACCTCAAAGACACTCTGGACATGGTTCTGACGAAGGGGAATTTTTACGAAGCTGAATATCAGGTCATCGAGGATGCAGTCGTATTCGGCAATGGGCCCATCCTGATTTATGAGGATGAAAAGGACATCGTTCGCTTCTACACTCCTGCCGCCGGGGAGTATTATCTTGGAACCGGCTCGACGCTTCGCATAGACACGTTCTATAGGACGTTCACGTGGACGGTTGCGCAGATCGTCGAGATGTTCGGGCTCGACAATGTGGGGAGCGAGGTTCAAACGCTCTGGCGCAACAAAGGCGCAAGCCTCGACGTCGAGTATGTTGTCGCCCACGCCATCGAGCCTAATTTCCCGATTTCGCGCACGGCGAAAGGGACGGCCGGCGTGGTATGCGGCGGGTTCACGTGGCGGGAATATTATTGGCTGTACGGCATAAAGACTCAAGCGCCGCTTTCCAAGCGGGGATTTCATTCGAAGCCATTCAGCATTCTCCAGTGGGCGCGCGCTTCCAACGACGCTTATGCCCGTAGCGCATCAATGGACGCGCTACCGGATCTCAAGCAGCTCAACCTCATGGTGGCGTTGCTCGCGGAAGCGATCGAGAAAATGGTAAAGCCGCCAATGATGGCGGACGTCGCAATGAAAAATCTTCCCTCGTCTGTCATCCCAGGCGAGCTGACCTATGTGCAAGACCTGGCACGCGGCGGAATCAAGCCGATCTACCAGGTCGATCCGAAGGTGGCTGATCTCGAGCGGCTCATTGCAGTTATCCAAGAGCGCATCAAGAGGTGGTTTTTCAACGACGTCTTCATGATGATTTCCTCAATGCCTGGCGTTCAGCCGCGAAACGAGCTGGAAATCGCACAGAGACGCGAGGAAGGTCTGCAACAGCTTGCGCCGATCATCGACAAGTTTTCTTATGAACATGCACCGCAAATTTTCGAGCGGCTGATCGATATTATCGCCAGAAGGCGCAACAAGGACGGAACTCCGTTGCTGCGCCCTCGCCCGGCGTCTTTGGCCAATATTCCGATCAGCATCGAGTTCATTTCAAGTCTGACCATCGCACAGAGGGGGGCCGCTACCGCCAGCATCGAAGGCGGCCTG